CTACAACCACACACCACCATCACCTGGACAAATAATGGTACCGACATCTTCTGCTGCAGCCGCATATGGTTGACTTGCGGCAATAAGCGGGTAGTCATCAATATTGTCATAGATGAATTCGATGAGCGTGTTGTGATCGCGTTCTGAATCTACCATACATTTGAATGCAAACGATCCAATAACTCCGGCCCCAGGCATCGTTGTTTCAGAGTTGGAAAATGATTCCATACCATCATTGAAGTTTGAAAACTTAATACCAAGTGCATCAATGATCACTGAAAGTCGGGGAATGGAAAGTCCCATTGCTTTAGCAGAAACAAAATTCCTTATCAATCTCAATAACTCTTGAAATGCTGGCGACATGTCTTCCGGCTTCTCAGTATTCACCAACGTCACCAGTGCAGTGAATTGAGCGCTCCCAATAATTTTTTTAACAGCATCCTCAGTAGTTATGATGTCACGATACATCATATTGAAAACCTTGCGACTAAGTGAAATATGCTGATGGTCTCCGAATGTTTTAGCTGAATTAAAAAACCATGTCTTCTGAACTTCATACAATGGATCATTCTTCCAAGGGTTGACTGTAACCACTCCCTCCAATACAAATGTATCAAGCATGTTTACGAGCTCATCCAGCAGCTCATCTGCTTTTTTACAAATATCCCACTTAAAATCCTTGTACCTCCATTGGGATGTAGGCCGGACAGATCCGTCTGCAGAACCACGTTCATTAGCACCTGTATCAGAAATCAATAAATTAATTTCAGGGCCGAAATGCATAATAGTGAAATAGGCCACCGTGTCCTGAAGCTTCTCTAATATTTTTGCAAACTGTGCAGGTTCAACTACAATCGTAATGCCCTCTAAATATGGCGATGCTATGGCATTATACATTGCCTCCCCGATCACCGGTATAACATATTTCTGAGTTGCCTTCCGGATTGTAGGTTCAATAGTATCCCAGGCGGTGTTCGCATTAATGGCCGCATAATGCTCCCTGAAATTGGTATCACCAATTGTGTAATCCTTGGCGTTTGGCTGTGTTTTTAACTTTTTGAAGACTAAATCCATATTGTGAATGTATAAAGTGTTAACGGTTCATTTATAGGACATTAAATCATGAAAAGGCACCCTTTGAAAGCACCCCTGTTTATAAACCATCAGCGCACCATCACGAATGTTTGACCAAATTAGGTGAAAAATCGGGATATATGGCCACCCATGGCGCAGGATACAATACGCTGTGTGGAGCGCCCCAGCCGCCGATAGGCTTCGCCTCGATCGATAAAATAAAATAAATGGGGGTGTGTTACAGAATTCGGCATTCAGCCAAGAGCGGTGTTCGACCTGAAGGTCTCACGAGTTATGTTTGTCGCCTAAAAAAGGCGACGTTTTTTTACCATACCTCGCAGCCCATACCATACTCAACCTGGAAATGCTTCTGCATTAGATAATAATCAAGGGCATCTGGATAGTGTGTAGCGTGTTCCTGGCTAAATGTTCTGTCCTTCTCATTGCTCTTATCTTTCTTGCCTTCAGGAGTTGTTCCAGTCATCTGTATGGAGATGATGACATCTTTGCAGGTGATCTGATTAAATTGGATGCGAGGGCCGGACGTGTTCTCAGCAAAAAGTTCGTTTACATATCTGCGGCGCGTTTCGTGACTATCTGACCTTTTAGATGCCTTAAGTTCAGTCTGCCATCCATTCTTTATGAACCGGAGCTGTGTTTGCTCAAATAGCGTGATTGGATTGGGTGTTTTATCATTTGCTCGTGGCTCACCCCATATACGTACATACTTCATACGGTGATCTTTGTAGTGGTTACAAATCATATCCACTAATTCATCAATACCCATATTCTCTTTAACATGGAATGCATTAATGCAACGTTCGTATTCCTGGGATTGCTTGTTATATGCCTGGAAGATCAGAGCGCAATTAAACCATCCACCGAAATCAAATGATATGTCAAGAATCTGTCTTGTATCATAATCGGAAAAGGTATCCGTCATATACCCTCTCTCACCTAGTGAGTAGGTGATCAACGGTTCATAGGTGTGACGTACATCATCAAACTTGAAATAAAACATCTGATCGGTACGAATCAGGTTTTGATTTAGGATTTCAATATTGAATATGCGTGGATCCATAATCTTGCGCTGAGACTCCACCCAATCAGCTCCAAGCAATTCAAGGTTGTCATATGCTGTGGCCTCACTCCAAAAAAAAGTCTTAGGATCAGCCTTAGCCTTAGCTTCATATTCCAAAATATACTGACCTGTACTGAGCCATGGAGCTGATGTGTATAAAGACTTCTGCCCATGCAGGGGATCTGTGAACTTATCCTTGTTGCCACGCACAGACGGAAACAAAACCTTTTGCATCACATCCTTCTTTACCAGGGCAGCTTCATCAATATCACCTCCATCATAACTACCTCCTCGCACTCCATCAGGGCTATCCATTGACAGCATTTCTACACCAAATCCATTGTGCAAAGAAATTGTATAGTCGTATTTACGAGGAGCGCTGTACGGTTTCTCGAAGTGTGCAGGTGGCTTTTGGCATACTACATAATGTCCACGCTTTTGCCTCCAATCATATTCTTCAAGACCAACCGCAGTAAAAAATTTAAGTATTGGAGGAAGTGATTTAGTAAGTATCTGATGATATGTAGATGATGAAAGAAAAAATAAGGCCCGTGGAAGTCTTAAATAACGTTTATAATTTTTTATGCCAATAAGAGTAGTCTTACCTGTACCTCTTCCCCACTTATGTACCTGTATCTCATGCTCATCATTAACTGACTCACTCTGCTTCTCGTTTATCCATATCTCTTTATCCGCGGGTTTCGATAATTGCATCTTCTGCTTGTATTTTTTTAGTGGTGAAAATCACATTCGGCAGCTGTGGAATGACAGGATCCTTTGAAGATCCGGATGCATCTTTTTTATCCAGGTCGGCAATAGCCCGGAGCGCCTTACGCTCCGCGTCGATATCACCTCCATCCCAGGCTTTGTCAGCATTGCGCAGATAGCGGTCGCGCAACTTCTCACGATCGAAATCAGCATCACGCATGATCAATTTCCCAAAAAGTTGCTTCGCATCGCGTACCAGGTGAGTGACTTCTCCGAGCGAGAGTTTTTTCCCGGGGATGGCATGCTTCAGCACTGCCATAGCTTCACGATCAGTGCTATAATTCCGCAGACATGCATGCGCTACTTTCAATGAATCCAGATACCTGATATCCTGATCCGGCAACTGGAAATGTCGCGGCCACAGCATCGATTGAAATATCCGATCCACGCGTGACAGCCTATTATAATCCTCCCGGATGATCTCGGGCTTATCCACTGCATCAGGAAAGCTCTGCAGCGAATGCTCTGAAATCGTCAATTCTTCTTTCGTAGCCATTTATTATTCTTTGATCAGGTGATGATTTTAATCGTTCTTCTTTCAGCTGTTTGGTGATCTGACTTATCCTGGTACGGACTGATTTGAGCTTCTTTTCTTTCGACCGGCCGTCTTCCGGCACAAACCTGCCTTTTGTTTTTTCAGGAGGAAGTTTTCCGGTTTTTTCAACGTATGCGATATCACGCTTGACATTGATGATCTGAGATTGCAAATCTTGTATCTGCATACTCAAATCAGCGCGCTGTACGTCGCTTATACAGTCCCATAGTCGGTTAGAGAGTAATGCACGCTTGCTATAGAGGCTTCCCTGACGCGTGAAGAGTGAATCTTTTGATGGAGATTCTATTTGGGCCTCCGGATTTGCAAGTGCGATCAATAGATATTCGCAGGATAGCGGTGTATAGCCTTTTGAGATCACTGACATCAATGGATGACCAGGTGATGTCTGACGAAGAGTTACATACTTTTTTTCAAATTCTTCACGCCTCATTACGTCATGCTGCAGTAGCTTGATCTGTCACGGCCACAGGTTGAGATCCTTTCGCATTATCGTCAAGCTTCGTGATCTCGATGTCGCGGAATCCATACTGAATATTCGTAGGCCATCCATTGATTTTTTTAATCAGATTGATATCCTTCAGCAATATCCTCCGTGGAGCAGGTGTATGAATAGCCAGGTACATCAGGAATGCATTCCGGATCTCGGATCCTGATGATAAGCGACCTTGTGTTTCAATATTGGCGATCGTAGGATGAATGGCTTGTGCGGAAATTGCGGCCTGCAGAGTTTTTTCATAAAGTTTCAGCATTGATTCATCCTTCAGGTCCGCTGCTATCGCATCGATGATGATACCCGGATATTCCTTCATCAACTGCAGATTCACATCATAATCTGTGAAAAGCGCCCTGCCGGCATTCTCTGCACCTGCAAGCAGATTATTGACTTTAGCCATGAATGCTGATTTCTTCGCGACCTCGTCATCCTTGGCTCTCTTCAATGCATCACCGGCCGTGGCCACTGGTGCAGTGTAGAAATATCCCTTCGGTACCTTGATGTGATACCGGATCGTGTACCCATTCCGGATATTAGCCTGGTGGAACTGTGGTATCACATTGGCCAGCTGGATCCAGTCAAGAGATCCCCACCAGAATGGCTCATAGTAGTAATCGTCTGATATCAGATCATCACCGGTGTGGTAGATGAATGATCGCTGCTCCGACTTACTATCGTATGCAGGCACTGCCATCACTCTACGCTCCTCAGTGGTCAATGGCGTATTTTGAAATCTGGCAGCCCATCCTCCGGATAAATAATAAGTATCTATCCGGCCCTTTTTATTTTGGATCCCAGCCCGAGTATGACGACTTTTCTGCGCTTTGATCATGTCGATGTGCCCTTTTGCATTACGTGCAGCCTCCATGAACTTGTTGGAATGCATGATCAGGTTAGAGCATTGTATCGAGAGATAATCATCGATCTCCACTTTGTCAAAAAACTCCTTTGCCACTGCCGGCATCTCCACCTCCACGATATTGCGCTTCATATCCAGATCCGCGATGAATTCTTCTTTATACGCATACAGGCCACCACCCAGGATGATGTCACGCTTCGTCTTCAGCAGTGCCGGCACGATACTATTCTCCTTGATGATCTGCTCACGAAATTGTGGAAGATCATTTTGCCGGCCCCAATTCCGGATCTTGACATCATTGCCCTGGTAGCGGATGGTACCGGTACCATTGGTGCAATCATCACGATGACTGGCGAATGTGACCAATACAGAAGAAGCAGGTCCTGCGATGACATATGCATCCTTAGCGATGTGGTCAATATTCGGTTTTGATTTTGAGGACATAGGAGGGAGTTAATGCACGACCCGGAATGAGTTGTACTGGATGATATGTGAGATGAGTGGCGTGAGTAGCTTGCTGCCGGCTTCCTGATCGATGATTGGAAGGGCATCGTGTTCTTTGTAGAGGAATTTACCCTGGGTGCCCTCTTTGGGCCTCAGCTGAGTGTCCGGAGTGAATCCATACAATGCCCGGGATACTAATTTGATAGCACCGCGACGTCTTTTGCCCGAGATCACGAAGCGTAGGAGGAATGAACCCGTCTCCGGGGTCATCGCTCTGATCTCTGCCAGCATCTGTGATATCGTGATCGTGCGTGCCATTTGATCAAAGATGAACCCTGATCAAGGTGAGACTATAGGACGCAAATTTTTTTCTCTTACACCCCCGCCAAAACACCCCCCTGAAAAGTGCCTAAAATGGCGGTCAAAGTGGTCAACATGGCAAATTTACTTTATCAGAAACTTATAAACAATTCTCTATCAGTTATTAACAATATTAGAAAATCCGTCCACTTTTTGACCACTAAAAAACGGTCAAATCCAGTTTGACCACTTTCTGACCAGAAAATACTCTCCGGAGCAGGTATTTATTACATTTAGAGTGACGGAGCCGAAAGGATGGACTAGGTAGCAGTGGGTTTTTGAGTTTGAATATGTTTGGGAACTCATTAAAAAAGGGGCCGTAAAGCCCCTTATCCTAAGACATTCGACAGATGGTGTAATGGTTAGCATCTGGTTTTACCAAAGCCAGGGACCGGGTTCGAATCCCGGTTTGTTGACTCCGTTTATTTCCAGACTCCCATTGCATGGTTCCAGACTGTTGACCACTTGACGATGTATTTAATGAGGTCATCAAGTCCCTCATACCCTATAAAGGTATATCATATCCCGAAAGTTCATGCCAGATTTCGGGATATGATATACCTTTATATTTCAATTTATACTGAAATCAACCAATTATCTTCCGGATGTTCTCTCCAACTTTTTCCCACGCCTTCGAGACTAAATCACCATCGGTATTGCTGTCCTGAATCTCACCTGTAAATATTATTCGAAAACCATTTGCCAGGGCTTCCTGCCCTCTTAAGAATGCCTCTCTGATTTTTTCCATACGCTACATAACATCAAATCGCTGAGATCAATTCAAGTCTTCTATCCGTGTCAACGGCACCATGCTGAATGATGCCCGGGAAGTGTGGGTTTTCTGATATCCGATGACATGTATAGGAAATGGATGAGTAGACTTGATCCGGATAGAGAAATAGAATCCCTCCTCATTCTTCACCCATACATCCTCAATGACTGACTCCCGGATCTGGTCATCTGATTTCTTGGGTGGACAGCTTTCGGCATTCATCATATCTCAAATATCCAAGTTTTCCAGCTTTTCTGCAAGTCAAAACGTTCCTCCCATCTTCTTATAATAATACAGGCAATTGGATATCATGTCTATCTGATATTGATTTATCCGAAATGAGCTTACATATTTTGAGCCCACTATTTGAATTTCAGCTTTCTTGCTTTTTGCTAAAGCCTCAATCAATGGTAGATCGCTGCTTGATACACTATTGTCGGACCACTCCAGCTCCTTTCCTTGAGTATAATCTCTATCAACATCACCATTAATTATAAACTCAAATGGCTCATCATCTATGGAAAATCTATACGTATCCGGATTCAACCAGGATGTGCCTTGAATGTATATTCTAAAATTGAATGGGAGGCCATCTACTGTTGCAAAATAACAATATACAAGCCTTTGGTTCATGATTGCACCAATGCCTTTTGGCTTATACCAGGTCTTCTTTTCAGTATCAAACTTATCTGCCTTAATTCTGAAAAATGAATCTATCTCTTTCTGAAGCTTTGGATCAATTGGCGTTTGAGCAAATGATAAAGTACTTAAGACGGTTAAAATTGTAAAAATGATTATAGGCCTCATAAATTTTCATTTTCAAATATGCTAGAATACCATGCTTAGGTCGCTCCTCTTTTTAATTCTAAAATCAGATGTTTGAAGTAATTCCATACTATCATGGCAAGTTTGGACGAGCGACTTATCAGAATAGCATACCTTAAATAACACCTTGTAGAACATAAAAGTAGTTGAATCGATGGTATTCTCGCTATGAGCCTTAACTAAGCTGTCGCCTATTGATCTATACTTATCACCAAGATCTAAGTACATCTTCGCCGTCTCTAGATCATCGTCAAGATCGTTTTTTGCTTCCGTATAGAGAGACCACATTCTAAGTGCAGAATAACTTCTCGCCAATGAGAGGTCCAAATCTAACCGCTTCTGGTAATTTTTTCCTAATGCCAAAAACAAGTTTGCTGAATCGACTGTTTGGCCGATAAAAATTACAACTTGGTCCTTTTTTGTAAATGTATCAACATCGAGTAATCTAATTGAATCCACGGTTAGAGTGGAATCCATCTCATATAGTATTTGTTTTTCATAGATTACGAGAGTCTTCTCAATTGCTTTATGAAGTTTCTTTTCAGCGCTAGAACATGAGCAAATAACAACGCATAGCAATAATAATTTAAAGGTGGTTTTCATTCAATAATAATTTTTCGTTCCACCGAATTTAATAATAATTCTTACATTGGTCACGCGAATCACTTTGATTACTTCTTTTGCGGGCAATCAGGACATAGAACGAACATCTGTGTCCCGTAAACCAAAGAACTGGATGGCATGGGGTTGTAAGTATCCCAATCTTTCATTGCCCTGCAATGGAGTGGTTCGCAGTGACCATCCTTATGTTATTTGTTTTATGCGAACCACAAACAAAAATCACAATCCGGAGAAGCACAGTACCCGGAAAGCGACGTCACAGGCGACGAAACAGCCTCTCCCACAAAGCGCCATCATGATACTGCGATGCGTGCGTATGTTTTTCACCCAGGGCAATCAGCTGGAGAAAGTCAGATCCATCATCGATGATCGTGATGAGTACCTGGAGCTATGGCAGCTCCTTGAGAAAGCTGACCAGACCGGTGATCACGATGTCAATTATCCCAGGGATATGATATCCACCCGCGTATTTGAGTCACATCAGCTCATCCTGTTCATCTTAGAGCTGCATGAGTATTACCGGAAGCTGGTGGAGGTGGATGATCATCAGATATTCGAGTTCTACAGGTAGACAGTAACGGGCGTATGCATGCCCATGGTCATATGCATCTTGTGAAGGCCCTGAGTAGCGATATTCGGGGCTTTTGTTTTCTTAACGACAAAATATCAGGCATCCTTGCGCTGTTAAATATATCCTTCACTCCACACCAGTAGTGCCCCATCAAGTGAGGCGTGAATGCGAAAGCTACCCTCAATATTGAAATGAACCAACGCGGCAATACTCGCGGTCCTGAGAAGAATAGTATCGGGCCTGCAGCGTACAAGGCTACGAAACAGCCTTTACCCGATGAGTTGATGGCCATGCTTCAGGAGACCGGCACTTTCTTCTCCGGGAGCACGGCACAGCAGAAGATCACCGACATGCATAGCCTGGTAGATGACTGGCTCACATTACACTTTTTACTCGAAAAGGCAGATCCGGGACCATATCCGGAATTCAATTTTGAACTGAACAGGCTACACCTGGCTAACATTATTCACACATCGCACAAGCTTACAGAATACATCACCCAGATGGAAGAACTCTACAGAAGATTATTGATCACCCATCCATTCCTATTCACCTGATCAGCTTGCATGTGCCAGGCTGCGGATGTAGTCGATGTCTGATTTCTTAGATTCGATATCAGTGTAGGCTACATTCGCTTTTATTTCTTTGGGCCATGATCGCACAGCAGAAGATATTTCTCGAAGTAATTTCAACATCTCCGGATCAGATGATGCCGATGTGTTGTTAGTCACATACTGCACAGACTGCAATGGTCGTGTAGATACAGTAGTGTATCCACCATCCGCAAATCCACGCTTCGCGACACGATATCGTTCGAGCTGATGTATGATAGGTCCTGACACAGGATCTGTCACCAGCTCCTCATTCGCTACCCATTCATGCTCATGCACGATGCCTGCTACTTTCTTCCCTGTACTATCCCGATACTTTCCGGGACCTGTGTGACCACCATATCTGAATGACTGACTATCTATCACTGATAGCTGTATGCCTGTAGCGATCACAGCTGCACCAGCTGCAAATAAATTAGGTAAGGCTTCAACTACTGCCAGTGCACCTTGTACAACAGCTTCTGAGCGTGCTACTTTCTTACGGTCGCGTGCAGCTTTCTTTTCTGCAGCTTCACGATCACGACGTGCTTCGGCCTGTATCTTTTTGGTGAGTACAGAATCACCTTCAGCAGCTTTCAACCTGGCATCTGCTACACGATCAATGGCGTCAAGTTCAAGCCTTAATGTATTTTCGATTCGATCACTGTCAACCTGAAATATGCTATCCGCTACATTATGTGCAGTGGATAGTGCAGCATCTTTTGCCTGCTGCTCATGCAACTTTACCTTATCATCATGATCTTTTCCGGATGACGAAGGTCCCTCAGCACCTGTAAACTTGAATGAAATATCTGATTGCTGGCGGTCATTTTCATCAATTTCCGTCTGTATTGCGGCAGCTTCAGGACTATTTGCCGCAAAAAGTTTTTTGCGTTGCTCCAGTATCTTGCGATCATAAATGAGATTGATGTGCAACCTTTCCTTTTGCAGCTCTTCCTCATCAATAGCCAGTTGCTCACCAACTACTCTACTTGCATGAAGTGCTGCTGATTTTTGTATCTCAAGATTTTCAATGGTAGATTGAAAATCATCATCTTCTATCAGTTTCGCTATTTCTGCCTGGTGCTCACCTATCTCACGCGCTGCTTTGAAATACGCATCAGTAGTGATATCGATTGATTGCAATTGAGCTTTCTCAATGTCAAGGTTCGATTGCTTGTTGATAATCTCCGCCTTACGGGCTTTCTCCTGGGCGAGCAGTCCGAGGTCATTCAATTCATCAAGACGTAGCTCACGCTCTTTATTGATGAGGTTGATGGTGTTGTCCAGCTCGATTTTATTTTGCTTCTCTAGGATCTTCAGTTCAGAGTCTGTAATTTCCTGTTCCAGTTTGACCACTTGAGCCACAGTCAATCGCTCTTTTTCTTCTGATGCTTTGGAGAATATATCTATCTGGAGCTGTGCTATTTTATTGCTGGATTCGAGTTCGATTACCTCACGTTGTAATGCCGCCTGCTCATCTGACTGTACAATTGCTTCATTCGCACGTATACGGGTCTGCTTATCCTCTTCAATTAATCCTGCGAGTTCATTAAACCTTTTTTTCTCCTTTGATAATTTTGAATTGGATGGATCTCCGTCAGTACCTCCATCCGGTGTTTTAGGGTTGAGTATAGCGTCAAGATTGACTCCCAATTTTGTAGCCACTTCAGATACAAGTTTAAGATCATCGGCCAATTGATCACGCTCCTTTGCATTTTCTTTTATGGCATCGGTAAATTTGTCTACACCAGCCTGAGCGTCTCCAAGAAACTTTCGATCTTTTCCTGAGGAATTGGCACCTGGTAAAACATCAGCAGCTGTCACTAAATGATCAGGCTTGGCAGCTTCTTCTGCAAGTCTATTTTTTGCTTTTTCTAACTCATGGGCCAGCTTTGCATTTTCTATTTGGTTTTTAACCTGCTTATTGATCACATCCTGGACGGCCTCTTCCGCTGCAAGAATTGTAATTTTTTGAAGTAATGATTTATTTACTGCTGTCTGAGCAGCTTCAATTTCAATCAGAGATGATTTCTCTGTCAAAAGATTTGGTAGATACTCGCCATACTTCGTGTTGATCTCTTTGATTAGTTGAATCCTATTTTGTTCAGTAAGATTGCCGGCTTTGAGAGTATTGATCTGTAGATTAAATTGGGCCTGCAGCTCCCTGGTGATATCACTATGACGTTTAAGTGGGGATAAAACATTGGCGACTGCATTAGTTAATTTTGTATAGCCAGTCAATAAACTTGAAAGCGTTGATTCTTTTAGTTGAGCAAAAAATTGAGAGATTCTGCCTGTTGCCCGGCCAGCATCTTCTGCACTTGCTGCAAACTCTGCTTGGGCATCACGACTTTTCTCCGTGATTAATTTCAGGATGGCTTGTGCCTTAGCCTGGGCGAGTGCTTTACCTGTGAGCTTGTCAAGGCCTTCTGCAGCTAGTTTGTTTTTAATATCGCTTTCAGATATTGCAATACCATATTCTTTGAGGCCATTGGTTTGTCCCAGTAGTGCTTTTTGTACAGTTGTAGTAGTTTCTTCAATAGTTTTATTCCCTTCAGCCCATTCATTCAGTGGACCTACTATTCCTAATGCTTCAGTTGACATCTTCGCAGTCTCTTCCCGCATGAATCCTAATGGCACAAGCGATGCACCGATCGTTGACGCAAGTGATGCATACTTTTCTTCTGTGACACCGAGTGACTGTGCATTAACCTTGGCGAAGTCTTCAACAATGCTGATGGCATCACCGAATGTCCTATTAGTTTTATCGCGCATGTCTTCCAGTGCCACTGTGCCACCCGTGACAAAGTTTTTAAGCTGTACGCCCCATCTGATCACACGATCAACAGCAAAAAATGCAACCGAAGCAGCGACTCCTTTATTAAAAATATCAACCAGTGGGTTTACTTTTTTTGGCAATCCATTCAGCTCAGTATCTATCCTGTGAAGACTTGCTTCATGAGCCTTCAACTTAGCATCAACACCAGAGAGTTGTTTGAATTTGTCAATGTACGCCTGAGTACCCGGAGTGAGCTTTGTGAGTTCCAGCTTGATATCCTTAAACTCAGCCTCAAGACTTTTGGCCTGCTGCACTGCACCGCGTGTGAGTGCATTGTGCTCAGCAAGTTTATCATTGACTCCCTTCAATTTTGAGGCCACTTCAATGTATTCCTCAGTTCCTGGTGTGAGTGAATCAATCGCTATTTTAAGATTGCGAGCTTCATTCTTTAAGTCCCTTAGTTGACCGCCTGCTTCTGCGCCGTCTATAGATACTTTGAGGTTTACGGTATCTGTACGAATATTACCCATGTGAAGAATTTATAATGAATGGCTTGATTTTATAACTTTTATAATTTCAATGCAGTACCTATGCTTTTATTTGTTGCTTCCGCCATCGCAGCCTGGAGGAGTGGATACAAATCATAAAGTGATGCTGATTTAGTCTTATTATACCACCTGCGTTTCGGTAGTTTTGTCTTTGTTTTTGCTACACGCCATGCGAGATCACGTATCACTCTTGGATCGGTCAGCGATAGATTCATTTGTTCAGCCCGTTCACTGTAGAAGGCATTTGGATCCTGTGTCAATTTTGATTTTATCCACTCTTCCATTGCATCAATGTTTACTCTCTTAGAGTATACTACTCGCCGCATGTCAAATAATCGACCATACGAATTGAATATAAACTCTGCTACTACCTGGTGACGTTCAGAATCCGCCAGCACCTTTATCCTCCACTCGTTTTGAAGGTCACCTGATGCTAATAGTTTAAACCCAACTATATTCTTCTGGAGCTTTCCCTTCAATTCAACACTCCATCCTTCTAGAATGCGTTGAAATGGTGCCAACAATGCAGCCCTCGCATCACCTTCTGCTATTAGTCTTAATTCATTTTCTGTTAGAGCCATGGACCTGTATCAATGAAAAAAGTCCACCCGGTGTGCAGGTGGACTTCCTCTCTTTTTTTTAACTAAATCAAAAACATAAATCAATTATGAAAAAATACTTATACCCTCATTCTGTATAGTCCACGAGCCACCATCTGGCGAGCTCCGGATATCTGGCGATGCATGCTGCTACTTCTGCATCATTCATCTCTGCAGGCCGGAGTTCTTTGCGTCCGTGGAGGAGATGACCTTCTCCATACTGTGGACCTTTGTAGGTGTACTTCCGATCAGCAGTGACGGTGGTATTCGCACCATTGTTTTCGCCGCTTTTGTTTTCGCCTTCTTCATCGCCTTCCATTTTATTACGAGGTTTTTTACGCATTGATTGATTGACTACAGTGTGATGACTCCGTTGTAGTACAGGCACAGATCCGGATGATCTGTCCATGATATCGTTATAGCCATACCTGGCTTGTCATCAGTCTGCTCGATGATGGATATTTCACATCCGTAGTCAATATCACCGACCAGACGTTTGTTACCCATCTTATCCGGTACGATCGCCATGAACTCACCACGGACAGTGGAGTTGTAAACATTGGAGACTTCTGGAGCGATACCGGCGATGAAGTAAGTGACAGTGGTCTTGTACGACTTAGTCTCCCCTTCCCCTTGTGTCTCGGTCTTGAATGAGGATCCGACCTTATCGAAATGCTGCGCATAGAATTTCTTCGTGGCTACCATCTCGATGTCATCAGCGATGACCATGGCTGTGGCAGCAGGAATAGTATCTACATCATCTTTGCATGCGATGTAGAGTGTACCTGTCAGACCCTTGGCTACTTTACGACCGGCTTTACATGCCGCAAGGACTGTTTCTAGATTTTCACAACAATTTTCTGGCATTTCAATTAGGATTTATGTGGGGATTATTGAATGGGCGTATGCGATACGCCATTACTTCTGTCTTTTGGTTACGAGAATAAGTTAGGCCGGGCTTCTTTAAGCCAGGCGAGTAGTGCAGGATCATTCGCCAGATCTTCTCGTGTGATAGTGATCATCTTTCCGGATTTACGGATGTCGATCGCGGTACGGTTGAATCCGGTGGGTGGTGTATTACCTGCATCACCTTCCTTTTTTTTGCCACCATTTTTTGAGGCGGTGGTTTTGTCTGTTTCGTCTGCCATTTCGATTTTATTGAGGCGTTTTAAAATATTATTTGTGACATGTTCCAGCGCTTCAAATCGCACCGGATCTACAGTAGCCATGACTATGCACCATCGTTGATACGAAGCACTTTATTGGACATGATACCGATACCTGCACCGAACTTGAAGTCGATCATAAGGTCGAGTGCCCTGTGATTCTTCTCGATCATGATAGTGTCTCCATCATTAGCACCATCATATGCATGGTATAAGTTGGCTGGATCTGTGAATATGATCTTGTCAGTCACATCCATACCTACAGTAGGTACAAGCCATGCTGGTGCAAAATCAAGACGTACCATTTCAGTACCATTCATCTGCTCAACCTTGGTATACTTGCTGATCTGATCGCGATATGCGCGCAGATACAATGAATAAGTGTCAAGTGATACGAATCCAAAAGTCTTAGCCCTCCGCTGTGCTGGTGATAATCCTGCGTGCACAGCTTCACACTGGTCGATGATATCCGCTTCAGTTAATGCACCAGTGGACACCTCTGTTATTTCGGATGCAGTGACAGCATCTGCGATTTGCTTGAGGAATCCATTGACCAGGTTGGTCAGAGGATCTGTGACTGCTGATCCAGTCTTGACGCCAGTCCATATAGCAGTTTCTTTTTCCTCCGCCATTTTTTCAAAAACCTTACCCAGCACGAATGCCTGAAATGGAAAATCATCCACCTTGAATCCTGGCTTGCGTGACATACCCAGGTATTGCTCTTCATACTCCTGAGGATAAACCTGAAGATCCACTTTCGCAGGACTCACGGTGATGGTACGTGGCTTATAGTCAATCGCTCCGACAGTAGGATCGAAAGTTTTCTTCCACCTGTGCACGAGTGTGCCCAGCAACATTTCTGTCAGGATCTTCTCACCTTTCACTCCTTCGAGTGGTGTGATCAGATCACCTGTGGAGAACCCGGAGAATAGCTTCGAAAGCAATTGCTCCTGGTAGGTCCGGATATAATTCTGAAATGATGCTGCCTCTGTGAAATCAACAGAGGCGGACATCATCGCTAGCAGATTAGGAAATTTCATGGGGTTGTGGTTTGTAGTTTATTTATTTGAGACCTTAATCGTTGATATGCTGGTGATTGGTTACTTGACAGTTTGAGCGGCGGCCATCTTCCGGGCCTTGACATTCATCGGATGATTTTCGAACTCACGACCATTAGCTCCACCTGTAGATGGTGCTTCATCTTCTGATGCGAATTCGGTCACTGTACCGACAGGTTTCTTTTCAAGCTCTGCGATGCGGTCATCCTTTGTCTTGATCTGAGATTTGAGACCGGTGATCTCCTCAGTCATCGTCTTCTTGAATTCAGTGAACTGATCACTGAGTGATTTCAACTCCGGTGATGTTGTCACATCTTCCTTCTGAGTTGTGGCTGCTGGCGCAGGTGTTTCTTTTGGATCCATTGATTTAGATTTGAATATGCTTGGGAATAATTTGGCTAGTGAGAATTGATATTTGTCTCCGAAGAATGCCTGCAGCTTTGGGAAGTGATCTTCATTTTCCCGCATGAACTCCAAAAAATTAGGAGCATCATGTATCTCTGCGAGTGCACGTGCTACATTGTTCTGGCCATCATTTGACATGAGGCTGTCAGTGAGTGCACCCTGGTCTACAATGTCACAAGAGAATAGTCGCGCGAACTCTACGAATACAGGTTTGTTTTTGAATTGCTTCTCCGGACCTGACCACCAGTTGGACTGGACATAGACCTTCACGCCTTTGTCATCGTACTGGTAGAATCCTGCAGATTCAAATTTGATGGAGCACATCACAGCTTGTGGATCCTCTTCTGCGAGATCCATAAACCACTCTGCCATATCCTTCATCGCAGGAGACTTGTCAGCTGCTTTGTAGACGGAGAGCTGTGCACGGAATTCTGTACCATCAGCAGATACTTTCCCTCCATCGAATCTTCCGAGTTGGAAGTAAAGAGCATCCCACCGGTGACCCATGTTGCACTGAACACGTCCGCCCATTTCCTTGCGGATGTATTTGCTCATGTCAGAGAGGAATGATGCCTCTACACTGAATCCATGACCGTCAGCTTCACCTGTGCGGATGAGCAGGACATCATCTATAGTGCGGCCTTCGCGATCGATGCTCAGTTTAGTCTCAGCATTGGACTTAGTTCTGAACTCGATAGTTAATGGCTTTGCTTTAGGGATGTCGATCTCCATGCGGTGAAGATGCATGTGAGGCATGTTTCGGCTATAGGACAAGGCTCACTACACTTGGTGACCGCTGATGTGCGCTGATATAAATGATGGCGCTGATAAATAAAAAAAGCACGACACTGCTGTCAGGCTTTTCGTATGACACACTCTACCCAGTGTATTTTTTATTTCTTATGGCTACGGGAATACATCCACCTCCAGATACATGGTACCTGCGAGATTGGCGGCAGCTCCGGCCGCGTCGAATATCTTGATGACTACTGTGCTGTCTGTAATACTATAGGCGTGCGCTACCAGTCCGGTAGCATTGCCCACCGAAGTGGTCACGAAAGTTTTATTGGCGGTGAATGCATCATCAAGCTCCCATACATATATGCCTGTGCTGGTGTATGTATATGCCCCTGCGCCCGATAGCTCATTATCGACTACCACCGCCGTGGGTGCCGACGTCGATGCCTGACTTAGGACTGCGAGATATTTACTATGATCGACACCGATAGGATCGTCATCAGTACCCACTCCCTGCATCGATGCATCGTGTACAGGTGGCTGCCACATATCAGCAGTGCGGTGCATGCTACGGAATGAGGAGATATCATTGAATGTCGATCCTCCGAATATGCCGGCACATGATACCGAGATGCCTGACTGATCAGGTGGAGAAAGATCAGCCGCTGGAGTCAATGCATGTATTAACATAAGTGCGAACGTGAGCAGTAATGCACCGAACGAAAGATTTTTGAGATTAAAGTTCATGAGTTTGGATTTGAAGATTGATAGATGGTGGTGGTGACTACAGGTCAGTCAGCTACATATTGATATATCCCTTTGACGCGGAATACGTCGACAGCTACTTTGTATTGATTGGCCAGATCTCCCACGGTGAATGTGTCATAGCCGCGCCTGATCTCCGAGATCAATATCCTGCCGATCACTCCTGCAGTCGTATCGATACGCCAGATGGGTACCACGTAGAATGTATTGAGCTTAGTCCTGACAGCGGCACCGATAGCTGCTACTGCTGTGGAGTCATTAGCATTGTCCAGTGTACCCGGAACAGTGATATCAAATGGCTGGTATACAGGAGACGTCAGCTTAGCCACTGTCGGGATGTTGGCATGTGTAGGCAGATTCTTGGTCGAGATATTAGTAGTCCAGGCACTGGTGAGCTGTGCCGACATCTGCATCGAGAGGAATGCGCAAAGGAAGAATGAGATAAATAATTTCATGTCGATAGTTTTTTTTGACTAATCAAATATTGCACACGAGGTATGTATCACTGTAGGACATCATGCCCGGGTGATCACTGTATATCCTTCGTTAAGCAACGATAGTAATTCATCATCATCCATGCATCGGTCACGCGCATCGATAATGGTACCTTCTTCTGCATATGCTCGTGATGAGCCTCCTGATCCAAAATTGTTTAGAACCTGATTCCATCCGAGTGATTCGAATATGAGTGGGATGGAGTCGTTGACAGTGTTCCATCGGAAGTCTGCGCGTTCTCTTCCGAGCTGGCAGGTACCTTTGATATCATTGGAGAGTGTGTCACGCTGCGATACTGTAGATTCAAGCTGCCTGAAGTTGAAGGACCTGCAGGAAGGATGTGTCTTGATAATCTCCCTGAAATGAGAATATGTAATGATACCTCCGAAGTAAAATGCCTGTATTGAAAATGTCGGCCATTGATTAAGATCATCTGACCGGGTGTGCACTTTCAATTGGAAGATCGTCTTGTCGTTTGTACCCTCCACGAATACCACGAACTTAAACCAGTCATCGAGATAGATCTTGTATTGATATTGCGGAGCGAACTTCTTGAGTGTAGCGATGATGCTGTCTGGCTTGCCGGGCTGATCGAGATACAGTGTCGTGCTGTATGCACCTGCATAGAATGTGACCGGTGTCTGTGGCTCATTCAGATCAAGATACATGGTGAGGAATGCTGGCTCGATGACTTCTGCAGGGATGCATGGTGTGTCGATCACTACCGGCTCAGGATTGTTGAGGTCATCACATCCGTAGCAGCATGAGTGCAATGTGACGATAGCATACACTAATGCAGCGCATGCAATGAGGAGGAATGGAGGGAGAAATTTTTTCATTTATAATTTATTTTAAGATCAAACCAAATCGGACACCACCAGTACTTACCCTGAATGAATCCGTAAGAATCTACTCGTGTTTTCATGATATTGCTTTTTGGTATTCATCAATGATCATCTTGTGCATGGTACGCCGTGACAATGTTTTCGTTCTGTCCTCTCTTGATATCTTAGTTAGTACTTTATCCCTCCACTTATCACCCATGAGCTTGAATATGTCTTGCTCTATTGATACCACTTCGTCCAGATTTGATTTTGTGATTCTCATGGCATCGCTGTTACAACCTGTCTCTCAACTCTCCTGTCACAGTCCGATATATTTCTTTGGAGCGTGCATGATGTGATGAGAAGGAAAAGAAGGTACTTTACCATGTTGTGAGTGGAGTTCGTACCCATGTATTAGTGGCTATACAGACATACAGGAAATTATCATCCCATGCAATTTGTCCAGTTACACCATTATCCGATGATGTTTCAGGGGTATACGGAAACCCTATTGCGAAAAAACCACTCACATCAAGCCCCTCTAATCTGGGATCGTTAGTATTTATTCCAAACTTTCCATTGTGGTTTGTATTGTCAAAGAAAACACGATTGTTATTATCCTGTATTTCGATAATATTGCCATTATTTGAAGCGGACACATTTCCTATTGTAGATACCCCTGTAGCATCACCTAGCCTAATTCCACTCTTTTGTCCTTCTATTGACAATTGATTTCCAAAAATAAATACGTTCCTATCAGTTGTTAAGTCCTGCGCTTCTGCCAGCACAGCATCAATCCCCGGAGTAGAGCCACCAACTGTAGTCAGATCATATTTCGTAGCGATCCATTCTACTGTATCGCATCCGAGGATATCATCATCAGTGCCGGTGCCGATCATAGTATCATCATGACGCGGAGGCTGCCAGTCTACTACAACTTTGGCACTGATGGCACCGATGAAGAGTATGCCGAGCAGAAAATATAATATCCTTGATTTCATGATGTCGTGTTTAATTGAATAGTGATCCTAAAGATGTGTGCTGGCAAGTCCATAGATATAGGACATATGAGGGGGCGGATGCAATACGCCCTTACGTCAATTGTGCAGCCAGGCGGATCCGTATCCACACTCCCATATGGCGCTTTCTCCGGGATTGATGGTGAGGATGCCATTGATGGTGTCGCCTGATCCGGGTGCTGATACGGTGATCGCGCCTGATCCGGATGCATTCTGTATCTGGAACCAATAGCCCATCGTGGTGGATGATGCATCAGGTAGTGCGGCGGTCTTAGCCCCTGTGGCTGTCATCGCTAGTCCATTAGGAGAATTGTCAGTTAACGTCTCTGAAGCAAATGCACTGACTGCCCACTGGTGCCTGTCAATATATGCCCTGAACTTTCCGTGTACGTGTAGCGTGTCAACCGCGAAGCTTCCACTTATAAGCCCAAGCGTATAGTTACTATTAGATTGCTCTATGGACAATACTCCCGTCTGAGTGGTGATGCCTGCGCCTGCGCCTGCGCCTATGAATGTATTGATCGAGCCAGAGGTGAGGTCCTGCCCAGCGGCAGTGCCTATCACTACATTATATTCACCGGTAGTCAATGCGCTGGCCGATGTGTACCCGACTACAGTATTGCCCTCACCGGTGAGAGCTGTGCCTATACCTGATCCGATGAGCGTATTGTAGTCACCTATATTGGATGATCCAGATCCGGCAGTGCTCGCTCCGAGGATCGTGACGCCAGTGTTGAATGTATTTGATGTGTTGCGGCCGGACAGATATCCGATCACGGTATTAGTCCCCTGCATGTTGCGGCCGGCATAGCGTCCGATCATGACAGGACCTATCTCTCCAGATCCACTAGCCGGCAGATCTCCTGCTCCAAGACCTATGAAGACTCCTGCAGTAGCATTCTGACGACTACGTGCAGCGTCTTTTCCAATGGCTACATTACCACCTTTGGTAGCATTCAGTCTGAGCGCATCATAGCCGATGGCCACATTGGAGGAATCTACTGTACTGGCTGCTGCATTATTCCCTGCTCCGATACCGATGAATACATTTTTGGATCCGGATACCGATGTGGCTGTAATTCCACTCAGTACAGTATTACTATTGACATCAGCTATACGTCCGAGGCCGCGAAAGTCAAATGGATACGCGGGCTTGATGTTGATCCCCACCCTATTGTTAGTCCCGTCGATCGACAGCGTGCGTGCATCAAATGTGATGGAGTCGGTCATTGTCACCTGCACATTGGCCGGTGTGGTGCCATTGCCTCCATAGATCCCATTCATGCCGGTGATGGATGATGGATTGATCCACTCGATCTGTGATCCGGTAGACTTTAATATATACGATGCTGTGCCGGCAGATCCCGTCCGGTCGCGCAGTGCATCACGTATACGCAGTGATGCATTGAGCCGGAATGTATCAGCGAGCATATCACCACTGAAGAATGCTGCTGCATCATTACTATTGTCGATGCGCATCATGTTAGATGCAGTCACATTCTGACCTGCACCTGCACCTATCATGATATTACCATAGCCTACATTGTTTTGGCCGGACTGATATCCGATGAATACATTCTGTGTACCATTAGTCGACTCCCCGGCGAATGATCCGATCGCGACATTGGCACTATTAGTCGTCATGGTATACAGCGCACGATGTCCCAATGCTACATTGTCAAATCCTGTAGTCATCGCGTGTGCAGGAAAAGATCCCGCGGCCAGATTCCGTACACCGGTGGTCAGTGCCTGCCCGGATTCAAGTCCCAGGAGTGTATTGTATGTACCGGTGGTGAGGAATAGACCACCATTAGCACCGGCCACAGTATTACCCTGACCGGTCAGTGTAGTGTTGCCACCGGATAGAAATGTATTGCTCGTACCCTGCACCGATAGTATAGGTCCTGCCACATGCAGCTTATATCCGGCGAATGGTGTGATAGTACCGATACCCACACGACCACCACTGATGGTATGCCTTATGAAGAGCGTCCCATTGTCAAACTTCAGATCATCCAGTATCATCGCATGCACATGTGAAGGCACGGTACCTGATCCATCATATATGCCGTGTATCCCTCCTGCGACCGTACCCAGGGCGATGCATGATGTGTCTCCATCTTCGATGATGCAGATGATGCTGTCACCCTCGAAGTATACCGAGTCACTCAGTATGAGACATGTAGTGTCAAGCTCCACGATGGTGCAGATCGTGTCTCCATGGATGGTAGTAATATTTGATGTGGCGATCGTGTCGATGTCCAGCTGGATGGAGTCGAGGATGTACTGTTTGAGATTCTCCTGCCAGTAATTACCATCTGCATGCGAGATGAATGTGTAGCCTTGCTTGATGTGCGTGGTGTCAGCGGCAGGGATATTGGCCTTAGCCTTCCCGGTGTTGAGAGAATCGACGTAGGTGAAGTCTCGCTGTGGAAATAGTCGCTGGGAAAAAAGGATGGAGCAGGGAGCAAGGAGCAGGGTCGCTAACAGTGCAAGTTTAATGATCGCTTTATATATACGCATGTAAGATGCTTTAGATGAATGCATTAGAGTGCGATGGGCAGTATCTTGTCAAAGAAGTAAAACTCACATCTGGAATTGGCCAGCTCGCTTTCGAAGTATGCCCGACGTGTGGAGAAGTCGATGTAGTAGCCCTCCGGATGCAGATAGCTGAGCCATCTCGGACCTTGCTTAGTGAGCATCCGTCTGGATATCTCCATCTGAGTATCATACGTGGGATCCGGATAGTCGCCAGGATCAGGCAGCGGATAGCCGACCGGGATGGTGACATATGGGAGCGTGTATCCATCAGGTACATCGATCTTGTAGTATGTATGCGATGGCCTGCTGAGCAATACCGATCTGCCGGTGTAGTCTATGAAGTATACTGAGCCATCGATCGTGGTGACCATCTGGCTTAGGTTGAGAGCATTTCCCGTATCTGCTGGTGTGTAGGCAATATTGGTCGGGTAGATGCTGACACAGCATACTTCCTCACCTCCACCACCTCCACCAGGAGGAGCAGGAGCTGTAGGTATATCACCGGATCCGGACATACCGGGATAGAGGTAGTCACACACGGCATTGAATGTGATGTTGTATCCATTCTTCGCGGGGCCGGTATCTCCGGTGGATCCGCCCCACCGCAGGATAGCATCATAGAGATAGTACTGATTGTCATAGCGGTCTATGGCGATGGCGAATACAGGTCTATTCCGCATCCGCATGAGCAGTGTCTCCACTTCCATCCGCATGCGTGGTACAAAGCATGAGGCTACAGATCTGTAGAAGTCACCACCGGAAAAGGTAGCACTACTGATCGTGTAGGATGCTGACCGCCGCTCGTAGCTGAAGGAATAGATCTTGTCCACATCCACAAATGTGAATCCCGTGCCTGGTGCAGGTGGCAGGTAGCCGGCACCCACTCCCACGACATTACTCATGGGGGTGAATATGATAGCTTTGAGCCCGACCATGGACCCACAGATCTTCTGTATGGAATATAATGTGGTGTGCACCGCTGCTAATGTAGCAGCATGAGGAGCTAAGGCATTAGGACAGAGCCTGATGAGACCATGTCGCGGAAGGATCGGAGGTGATAAGACACATTGCACCGGTACCTTCCGAGCTTATCCGCGATATCGGATGGCCTCCATCCATGTGCGGCCATGGCATAGATGATCACCTTGATCACCATATGCAGGATAGGCCTGCCATCCGGTGTCATGTACAATGATGGATCAGCAGAAATGACCCGGGAGGCATACTCAAAAGACAGATTAATGTCGTCCCGATGCCGTTGAAATTTTCGTAGGACAGGTTTCAGTGATTTAGTTTCAAAATTTGTGCTGTTTTTCTTCACTTTGAATCTTTGCCACCTTTTGTAGGCGGTACCGTAGTCGAGATCGTCGATCGTGAGGCCGATCATGACATAGTATTCTTTCATGGCTACTTCTGCATGGCCGCCCAGATCTACAGCCCGGCACATGTGCTGTATCATTTCATCCATGTGGATCTCGTAGAGATTGGCACCGGCATCTTCCCGCACACAGGCCAGCACTTCACTCTTCCCGTGCAGGATGATCTCCCGCATCATGTCCCGGGGCGTAGGCACCTGTGGCTTGAATGACAGAAGGGGCATCAGTGTATGGGATGGCGTCACGCGGATCTCATGGGATCCATACTTGGTGACCAGGGAGTGATATGTGAGGGGGTGAACCCTAAGAATCATGAGGGAGCATAATTCAGCGAGCACAATGTATTAAATTATTCTATCATGCGATGTGGTTTCATCAGAGTGTACTCATCATGGTGGCTTCAATAGGGCTGATGCCACGCATGGTGAGTGTGTACCTCATCCGGGATATGAAGTAGTTCTGATTCTCAATCCGGTACTTATTGTAAAACCTAAAGCTCAGCAGGTCTGATATGGTGAGTAGGAGGCTCCTGGTGACGTCGCTCTTATTGGCGAGCATATGATATACCTGGGACCACCACTGAGCATATATCCCATACTGGCCATCCCAGTGAAGAGAATAGTCACCTACTTTGTCACCACGTATATTGTAAGCAGTGGCATTGGCCATAGGGTATGTCTCTGAGTGACCTACATCTGCAGGTTGCATCCCGCGATAGATCATCATCCGGAAGCTGGTCAGCGGAGTCTTGTAGCTGGACTGTCCTGAATTCTCTATCACAGTGTATCCTATATGCCTGATGTGTGGAAGCATCCACTCCTGAAATGTGATCGTGTCGTCAACATCTCCATTGAGCTTGATATTCCAGCTGTTCCACATAGGGATGAGCGGTGAGATATATTTTTCACCTTTTACATTTTTGATGACCGGATTGTGATACTGTGCGGTATAAGGAATATCACTACCAGGTAGTGGGATAAAATAAATGGAGTTGTCTGCTTTAGTATAATATGGGCCGATGGTAAATGCAGCCTGAAGTATACGCGCTGTCAAGCCTTCGCCAAATATTAATCCTGGTGGCGCTGTGATGCCGGAGTATCTGACGCTGAGATCATCGTTAGTGTCAATGTCATATCTGAGCTGACTGATCAAATTGATATCCTCTGTGTATCCGAAATCTGCACCTGCCTTAGATGTCCAGTCTGCAGCGATAGGTGAATTGATCATGTCACGGAATGGCTTGATCAGCGCAGTCTTGTTGAAGTGATCATAGAACAATCCAAGTCCGAAGGTGGAACATATCGCACGCAGGAATTCGACAGCTGTACGAAACGGTACATGATGAGCCAGGTTGATAGTCTCAGCCCATTCATCAACTGTGCGATATATGCTGCGATTGTTGTACAGGATGATCTGCTTGAGTTCATCAGTGATCTGCCACTGATTGTCGAGAGTGTATCCCTGGTACTTGAATATTTGTTTCAGCAAATAGTCTACCCGTATGAATGGCATGGCGCTGCTTGGCGCCTGCTCGATAAACTCTGATGTGACTACATCCCAAAAATTCTGATATCGGAATATGGGAAATGGAAGATCGGTAGTATCGAAATATAATGGATTGAATACCGGGCAGAAGATGTAATCGTAGTCAAGTGGATTGACTGCTGTATCCTTCGCGTGTGCAAGTCGTGTGGCAGTGTCTGCACCTATGCTGCGATCACCACCCAGGTCGATTGCTTCAAGCGATGTAGATCCTATCTCTTTGACTTCATTGAATACCATGAAGAGCTCTGCACGCTTATTGCCTGATTTCTTCATGTATGCTTTACCGATATACAATGGGACACCTTCGCACCATACTTCGCAGTATTCATCATTCAGCAGTGTGGCATTACGATCTAATCTATCAATCCGTCCGATGATACCTATATTGATTTCATCCAGCGGGATGTCTAATGGAAATGAATATCCACCTTTCAACTCATCTACACTTTCCATGATGATAGCCATGGGGTGATATATATCAAAGGTGAGTGCGGTGTCAGCGTACAGCGATATGAATTTATTTTTGATCTTGATACCGAGCATTCACTTTAGTCAATGTGGACGTATGCAATACGCCCTTACTAGTAGATATTAAATCCATCATCCAGATATGCATTGGATATGGTGATCTCAATATTATACGGTGGTGCTGACTCATCATACAGATCCAGTGCATTAGTCTCACATCGGATACGCTTGAATCGCATCTCCTCCACATCGATCATCCACAGCTGGCCGCGTATGAGCTGCCTGAGGTGATTGATATACCATACAGGATACTGACCAGTATTGAGCGTGACGATAGGTGTACCTTCTGTACGGAAGTCATTGATGTCACCATCGCGGATAGTGAAGTCCGTCCACCTGGTGCGGCGGAATGTCTCCCGCTCTACTCTATCAGCATGTCGCACAGGTCCACGGAAGCGCACTGACTCAAAGCCTCCGAATCCATTGTACATCAGCATCACTCTCTCCCAGGGTGAGCAGATCTGATCCAGCACATAGAAAACCGTGAAAAAATTAGTGATCCCACGCTGCAGGCTTACATTGTATCCGATAGGTGTCTTGCCTACCGTGAGATGATCTGCTACATGCAGCTGCTCATACCCGGACTGTACCCAGTATGCCTTTCCTGCAGTGATCTCATCCATCAATACAGAATTGTAGAATGAGGATGTGCCGTCATCATATCGCACTGTGACCTCTACCCTGATATCAGATGATACCAGTGATATGAAGTATATCCAGTCAGGCTGCTCAGGACTCACCGGCTTGAGAAATACAGCAGCACTATCCCGCTTGAAGTAATATGAATGCATGCCTATGCCGTATCCGCCGAATGGAAGTGACTGCACATGATCTGCCGGCAGCCCGCCATGTATCGCGAGATATGTATCTGATGTCTCCAATGCCTCCGGCGTGACAGGATCTCCATACTGATCAGCATGCTTGAAATAAAACTCTATAGTCATACCCACCGCCTCTGCATACTGAGGTGTGGCCACGACTGAGATTGAAAACTCAGATGGAATGGCAAATTCAGGTACACGGGGAATACACTTCGATACATCAAATGTTATCCGTTTGTCAATGCTGCTATACGGACCGCGCAGTGTATCAATCAAGACATCACCACCACTATCCACACGCCATATCTCAAGACGGCAGCTGAGATTAGGTTGTGATGGAATGTATGCACCTGCACTACCTGTAAACTCACTACTCTCCACTGTGACAAAGATTGGATTGCGTGTGAGATTGTACGGATTAGGTGCGGTGATGATCGTGGATGGCACAGGGATTACAGTTAAGCTGGTGAATCTTGTGGATCTATTTCGTTGTCATCGACAACTCCATATCTATTGACAATAGCATCTGCAATCTCATTGTATATGCACGATGCTAATATTGCGATAAGGTAATACAACAGTGATCCTGAAGTGGCAAACGCAACATATCCCACTGCCACACCGAGGTAATATTTTTGAGCATAAGGATGCAAAAACGTTGTGACAATAAACTTCCACATGAAGTATTTCAGCTTTTTTGTATTCATATCATTTTTATTTTAAACAGGTAATTCAGGTACAAAAGGAACAGACCATCCGGCTGTCATGCGGTTGTCTATCTGTGCATATGCGTGGTATTGCTTTTCATCGACAGTGATCTCAATCCATACCGTGATGATTCTATACTTAAGGCCCTGCTCAGCAGGCAGTGCCACATCTGGTGAAAGGTTGATCTCGTCATCTTCTACCTCTGCCACTTCGGGTTGCCGGAATTCCTCTCTCCAATAAAACTTAGACGTATATCCATCGGGCGCTATGCTCGTGTCTTCTAGTGTGATGGCGACATCCAGCAGTGCATCTTCGTCTATCTCATTGTCCCATTTGAACTGAGGTAATATGATGCTGTCAGGATCAATCGCTGATGTCATACATATGCGCTGATCTACCTGCACTGATATAGGTACCACCCATCCGGATACACCATCACTGCTGTAATGCATGCGTGGCTCTATCATGAGATCATCCACCAGTATGATCCCGTACTCATCAATCTCTGTATGCTCTTTGATGCATGCGCATATCGATAGTGCTATGCCATGTGATATATCCTGATTGATATCATGATGTTCTGCTTTACCACCAGGATTAAGATTGTAGACGAATATCCGTGTAGTGAGTGTGGCAGGTCCTTCACCGATCGGAATGCGGTGAGAAGGTGTCTCAATATCTACACATGGATACTCCACCTTGGTGAGTGTAGCTTCTTCAAATCTGATATCATCACCGGTGATGACCTTGCGTACAGCCGGATGAGCCAATGCTACGGCCTTGAGATATGCGGTGAGGTCTGCAGGTGTACGGATCATACGCTGTGTCGATTACTGGCCTTGTCTATCGCAGCCTTGTCTTTGAGATACTGGATCTTCTTCATGACCAGGTGCTGACAGATGGAATGGATATCTGTGTGATGCACTGATTCCACATTGCCAAATAGCAGATCACTGGCTATGCTCATGAATGTACCCCACCACCTGAAGTCAGGTCCGGAGTCTTCTTCCTGGGACAGCAGTGGATCCTCATCTTCTGTCACCGGTTCTACCTGCTTAAATATCCAGTCACCATACGTGTCGTAGATAAACTGAATATTAGCCGATGCCAACATGGTGATGTATGCTTTGATGCCTGCGGGAAGCTGCGCGATATCAGGAAGCCATGTAGCCGCCTGTGCACTTGACACAAGCTTCACACGCTTGTCACTGAATGTATCAGCATTGATGCCGGCAGGCCGCAGCATGATGGATATCAGCTTATCCTGCGACATCTGATCACCTCCGGAGATGAATGCATCGTAGTAGTCATTGATCAGTGCATACTCAAGACAAGTCACATTAGTAAATCGTGCTGCCGGCAGATGATACATCGTGTCATCGATCATCATCTTGTGACATACAGGCACCGGTGATGTACGATCGATCTCCATCCAGTCCAGTATGTGCAGCATGTCGAATAGCTGATCATCGGTGATCCTCTTCCACACTGACCAGGGCAGGCGTGACATCTCACGCAGATTGACCAGCTGTGGATGCTCCAGTGTCATGAGTCTATCTATCGCTGCCCATACATCAGCAGGCTGCATCTCATCCCATGTGGATGGTATACTACGCCTGAATGTAAGTGCGGGCCACCTGAAATAACTCGAAGTGGCCCGGACAGATATTTTATTCATACTGATCGGAAGTAGATTAAGCTGCTGTGATCGCCTTGATGTCGCGGAAGTAATTGTAGTTGTACACGATCATCGTGACGGTACGCTTGATGATCGCTTCGATCTTGCCCGTCTCAAGTCCAGGCAGATCAAACTCTGCTACAAAATCAGCGACAAGCAGATCCAGCTCTTCGCGAGACAGGTCCTTCCATTCCTCTTTGATACCGGCCATAGCAGATATCAATCCGGGTATCTTAATACCGACCTGTCCGATGGCAGAAAGCTTCTCTACAAGGGAGACATGATCATCATGATCTGAATCCACATTGGATATGATCTCTGTGCCTGAGATAATAAATTTGACCAGCTTCTGCAGGTCTGTAATTCCTTTGTCACTCATGGTGTATAGATTGAAAGATTTGGAATGATTAAATTAAGTGAGGCAGGAAGGTAGCCGGGGACGGGGGTGATAACGTAGGACATACCGCTGATGAGCGATGATAAGGATGATGGACGCTGATAAATGGTCATGAATATCCATGGGCCTTTGCACCCGGATATCCAATGAATAAAACCAACCTGAGAATGATTCTTGAGGGAAATTATGTGATGGTGAGCCAGATCTCGTCGTCGTGAAGGCTCTCGATATAATTGTAGAATCCCTGGTAAGCAGTACCGCTGTCTATGCCTTTGAAATTGCCGCTGGATTTCTCGAATGCAAGTGTCATGTTAGGGCCTATGCAGCCATGGCTTTCTTCCACCCTATTGAATATGTGGATCTCGATGCCATCAAACCCTGGTACATCGAGGATGCGCATCACCCAGGTATGGCCATAGTCTTTTTTATACTTCTCATTGAACCTGGTATCTGTAGCTTTCTGGCAGCGGTAGCGGCCGGCAGGTATGCAGGTGATACCATGTATCTTGACCACACGCTTACCGTCTTCTATGGTGAAGAACAGGAACTTGTCTCCATGCCAGAATGCACCAGCTGTGCTGTTGAATGTGTGGAGGATACGGTTGAGGGATAGTTCTACAGACATAGGATTAGTTTGTAGCGGCTTTGTATTGATCGAATCCTACCTTCTGCAAAGCAGCAGTATTATTATTGATGATCATCATCATTTGGGTGAGGGTAGCGAGGTTCTCTTCATAGCGTGCTTCATAACATTGCTTCATCTCACCTTTCAGCTCCTTGATCTCGCCAGTCGAGTACCAGGCGAATATCAATAAGAGCAGCAGGGAAATGCCCTGTAGATTGATCTGCCTCTTCAGGAAGTCGACTATCCACTGGATAAGGGTGAGCTGTGTTTCAGCGGCAGTTGCTTCAGCTGTGGTAGGTGGTGGGGCGTTAGAGGGTTCCATTAGGTCTTTTTGTAGTTATTTTCTTCGAGCCCATGATAGACGCTATGCTTATGGCCAGATATGCTGATGCATTTTTTATCCCGTTTGCCTCGCAGGAACATGCTTCCCGGATAGCGCTGAGCACCTCAGGTCGATTGATCACTACCTGGCTGGCCAGCAAGAAGGCGCATATAGGGGCGTATATCTTCGGATGAGTCTGCTGTATCTTATTGAGCGGAGCCAATATCCATTTGATGGCATATTGGATGATGAGCTTCTTCATGGGGGTGAAGATCGCAGTGGTGGAGAAGACCAGTATAGGACAGATGAAGGTGGCTAAACTACATGTGGTGACCGCTGATGGGATCTGATGGATTCCACTATGGTTTTGCTATTAATAAAAGTTTGTTCCAAAAAATGTCGAGAGTATCACGGTCATGTTGCATCATAAATGACATTCGCCTGGTCTGGCGGACTTCAACCCGGGATGGTAGGTTTTGAAAAATTTCATCAAATGCATTCATCTTAATATTGGCGAGAGTGAATTCATGAAATAGGAGTGCGTATTTACGTCTATTGAGCAAGTCCCTTTCATCAAGATCAAACAACTCCTCATATCGGATTTTGGTGGTGTCGTTAATTTCTATCTTGTCTCGCTTCAAAACCTCCATTGTTTTAATGTATGCCTCAACCCAAGTCATGCCATTAGGTAAGAGATTATCAGGCATCTCAATCCTTTCAATTTCATCCGGGTCGTGATCGTCGTCGTCTTCTTCCCACATACTGCTATGCTTAATTTATTTAAAAGGTGGCATTGGATCAAACTGAATGGTGTTATCCTCAAAATTCATCCAGATAAATCCTATATCAATATCCATGCTTACGCCATTGTCTATGATCCAGTATGTCAATATTTCTTTGGATGGATCTGAACTATAGTGCCTAAAGGTACATCTCTCCATTTGTTCCTCAGTAGGCTCGTGCTTTAGGAGCTTGGTGAGAATAGTCCGGATGAGCTCTTGCTTGCTGGTCCTGATGGAATCTCCAAGAGATTGATAATACTGATAGAGAAAGTTTCTGTCCAGCAGGTTCGGGATATTTGTGTCTGTCATTTTAGCCAATTGAGGAAGTGTCTGTCGTTATGATTGCTTTGAAAGAGATCAAGGTTGGCCTTTTCTATACCTTCCACTTTGCGGATAAAGGAAAACCTCAGCATACCTTACTTCATCCAATAGTCGACGCTGCTCAACAGACATGTTGTCATAAAGAAAGGAGCTATCAAAGCCAAGGTGCTTGCAAGCTTTCCCAAATGACACTCTATTCTTCATCAGTTTAATAGCCGAATTAAATCGAGAGTCAATTAACTGTTGAGAGGCTTTAACCATTCATCATGATTGCTTGGTCATGAATTCTTTTTCATCTCCATCCTTATAGGGGGTCCAATTGAACCAGCTTACCTGAGGCAGCAGCTACTTTTTGAAGTGCTGACTTAGCGGTTTTAATAATTTCGAGCAATACATTTCTTGATTGTGATGTGAATGGAATGGTGATATCCTTTGATGCCTGCTCACTGTCTTCAATGAGGCCGCTTAAAGCCATCTGAATGACAAGTACCTCTTTTGGAACTAATAGTAATCTGTCTGCCATTTAATTTATTTTATTTTAACCAGTCTTCAAGTGGTGTTTCTTTTCTTTCAACATCCACCGTTGTGAATGTTCTGCCTTCACGGGTTCTGAGTGGCTTCAAATTTGTGCGCTTATCTGGATGTACCAGCACTCGTGACCTCTTTACGGTGAGCTTCTCTAAAACCACAATCCTTTTTTGAAGTGAATCGTTTTGTGCATGAAGCTCTTGAATTTGCTTTGTGGCGATATCGAACATTTTACGATAGTTGCTTTCGACTCTTGCTTCGGAGGATATGTTCATGGGTGTTGTTTTTCAGGGGGTGATTGTAATCTGAGGTTAAGTTTTCCTGAGGCTACTTTGTCATATAGTGTTTCATCATTCTTTACATCATACACGAATGGCAGGAACATCTGGAGCGCTTCTGCCTGTCCCAGGATGATCATGGAGCACTGTACTTCTGTCCAGTCAGACAGGATCTTCCAGGCTGTACGATTGGCCTGAGCCAGTACTCTTTCCTTAGTGCCGGCAATTGGTTTTTTAACCTCCTTAAAAAGGACGTTGAATGCTTCATCTACCTGCGCCTTCAGCCTGAATGCAAGTGGACCCATCTTCGGATCTGTGAATAGAAAGGTGATGCCGGAGCATACCTTCTCGTGATAACTTTTGTTGATGTTGGATGCACCGATCTGGACAAGCAAGTCTTCGATGTGTGCCATGGACCTTGAGGCGGGAACTTCGGAGGTGTAGTTTTTGATGTTCATTATGTATGCATATTAAATTTCAGATATTCAAATGAGACAATTGTTTTTATGCTGGTATTGTCTGGGTGCGGATCGTGTGCTAATCCATTTTTCCACACCACGGCATGGTTAAATTCTCCTCTGGGACTTTTGCCGATCGCAATCACGTATCCATCTGTATCCTCAGCGTCCAAGTCATGTTCATCTAAATTTTCAATCGACAAACCAAAATATTCAAATCCTTTGTTCCTTAAAATATTAACCATTAACTCGTAATATTCGGGCCAGGTCTCGTCCATGTCAGAATATTGTGGAGAAGGAAAATCGTCGATATCACATTCAAGTATTGATGCAAAGCATGCCCTCCAGCAATCGCCGACAATACCATTTTCTGGATCGTGAGTATGTGTTTGAAAGACTCGTATCATTTGTGAGCTGAAGTAGTTTTTTAAAAAAAAAGGGGGATACTGTCCGGTTTCCGAGGCCGGGGTTATGCATCCCCCTGACTTAGTAATAAAGGATCAACACTTGCTTGATTTATTTTTTCGAATGAGATAACCCATACCCATGGATTTGATTCCCATGAATCTTTTCCACTTATAGATTCCCACAAACTTTCGAACGATTCTTCTGGGAGAATAAACCTGAAATCTTTATAGCCATAATGCCAACACATATGTCCGTCATCTTCAATGGCTATCCCTTCGGCGATTGCATCTTCTTCGCTGATATCATTGAGTCTTTCAATTCTGATATCAGTGATGCGAAGAAATATCCTGGCAGCTGCACGTGGCATGTGAATAGATGGCTTCCAAATAATGCCTGTGTACTTGCCGTATTGCTCGTTTGCTTTATAAAACAACTGGCCACCATTCATACTTGAAAGTCCATTATGTGAGAATGTTTCACGCACCCAGAGAGTATCGCCTGGCTCACCATAAGGGCAAAACTTAGCAATTGATTCACCTCGATCAGTATCCCACTTCCAAGGCTTCCATGTGTCATTATAAAACTGCTCCCAATCAAGTGGTGGATTCTTCATATATGAAACTCCGTTATCATCTGGTTGTGGCTTAATGATTCTCCTAGTCATTGATTTTCTTTCAGCCAGGATAGCTTGAACCATTGGTGCGGAGAATATGATGGGATGCTCTTTCATGATGATTGATTATAAATCATTGGCGACAGAGTATACGGGCAATACAGCGGATGCCTGGGTGATCCATCTTTATTGATAATAAGTGCTTTCGCTTTTTGGAAATATCTTTGCATTGCTTCAACCCTTGGTTTCGCCTGATCGAATGATCCCCATGCAAATATCACTTCGCTGCAAAATGAAGCGGCCACCTTTATGATGACATCGTTCTCTCCTATGAACATACAGTCTTCTAATTTTTTAGGATCAGTAGATATGAATGGAAATAAGTTGGCCATGTATACTGCACCATATCCCCATTTTTTAGCAAAGCCAATTACTCTTCTGATGGTAGCATCATCTTCAGTCTCATTTGCGGTTGATGGATTTAGGCCAATAAACATTATAGATATTTTGGTGCAATCCCACTGTCGCCATAATAGAAACCTGTATTTTCTACAGTCTGAAAATCTTGCGGATCTGTTCATGGACAAATTAGTTTTTTGAAAAGTATCTTTTGATTTCAGTGCCTACCCAATGACCAACCGGCACACTAACTCCATTGCCGATCATTCTGTACGCGGATGTGGCCGAACAATTGAAGTGAAAGCTATCAGGCACTCCCTGTAATCTTGCATACTCGCGAACTGAGTAGGGCCTGACTCCCATAGGAAATCGTTTGTCGCGGAGTAACCTAGTGGATTTATCTTTCGCATAATGCGCTAGTGCAGTAGGAGCGATATCACCGGCTGATGGATCTGAGATAATGGGCAGATCACGATACATTCCAGCCATACGATGTTTGATCGCATTTGGCCATTTTACAATTGGATCACGCTCTATGATGGCGCTGAGCTTTATCGGAGTTACTTTCTTTGGTTCTCTCCAATCGAATGGCTTGCGGCTACCGATAATTATCAACCTGTTCCGTCTCTGCGGCAACCATGTCTCTGTCTTGATCGGACAAAAGGTTACCACATAATATCCTGGTAGCTTTGTCATCGCCTCCATAACAACAGGGAATGCCAGCATACCAGGAACATTCTCAGCCACGAATATATCCGGCAATCCAATAGCCATGTGACGAAATGCATGGAGATACATCTCATCACCGGTCCTGGTACTATGTAAATCAGACAGGGCGCTGTATTTAGTACACGGGTAGGTAAAGAACATTACATTCGCGCCAGCATCACCAGCAACAAGTTTCTTTGTGATATCAATGTGGGTAACCTTGTGGTTAAAATTGTGTGTTTGAACTTTGCAACAATCGATGTCTAGTTCAAATGATTCAGCTATTTCAATTCCAGCCATATTCAATCCGATATCGAATAAGCCAGCTCCGGAGAAATAACTCTTGGTAATTATGCTGCTGAGTGATTTATTCTTGCGCATGATTAGTTTTTGAAAATGTCCTGTGTACCACACACATTAGTGTAATTCCATACCAGCACTTCAGTCTTGTGACTGGCGGATCTTCGTGGCGCTTGGATCCGGTGAGTTATTTCTTTCTTCTGCCAGCCATTTCTGATGATGTATTCTTCAAGCACCTGGCTGTTGTAATTACTCAGCATAAATTTTCCAAGACAATCAGATTCAAGCCAGTTTAATAATATGGCGTAGTCTTCCCAAGTATAACCGGCATAGTGACCCTGATCGGATCCGGCATATGGTGGATCCAGATAGTGGAATGCTTTATCGACATTTCGTGAATTGAGGACATAGATGGCATCTTCATTCTCGATGTATGCATGTTCAATGCGACTGACCAGCAACTCTGTAAATTGCTCCTTGCGACGCTTTAATGTATCAGGTACAGACACGCTCATATTGTTAGAGTATTTATACCCCCCCCCAATTTTATTTGAGTAAGCGAAGTTTGTACATAGCCAGAATGCCCATGCCAGTCGAACCCTGTACAGCTTACAGGTTTTCTGAGGTTTTTCTCTTTTGTGCTTCAGAATAATATCGAGTGCCTCACGATGTATCCTGCGCGATATCAGAGTAGCATTGATCAGTCGTTTTAGATCAGGAAAGTGATTCTTGAGGGTACGGTAAAAGTTGATCACCAGGTTGCCTGAATCAAATGCATGGCCTATGCGATAGACGATAAGCCATTCTTTCATTTCAGCACCAGGAGCAAGTATCGGTAAGTCGGTTGCAACCGGACCTCTGACAATTTTCTTAGGGTTGAAATATTCATTTATTGCGTCGAGTATCTTCATAAGGATTTATTTAAAATCTGGTCTTGCTTCGAAATTTAGTTTTGCCTGGGATGCGTCAAAGTGCTCATCCGCTATAGTGAAGAATTCTATTCCACCGGTACGGTCACGAATATCTTTGTGACCTGCCCGGAGTGGATTGTAATCGAAATCATCATACTTGCAGTAAGCTTGCAGCCTTAACTTGAAAGCCGAAGGATCAAGCCATCTACGCAGATTAGGATACTGGTGGTGTACCTTATTCAGGACTTCTAGCAGCTCCCACCTGACATTGATATGAACCCCTCCACGATAATAGTATGTCTGTAAAAAGTCGAGGAGATGCTCTCCTATATAGTCGCGTAGCTTACGACGCTGTATATCTTTCTTCGAGGCAAATGTGACAAGGCCATGCTTCATATACAGTGAAAGACAGGTGGCCATGAAGTTGTAGAAGTAATTCCACTGATCGTAATTCCACTCTTTGAACATCTCGTGACCAAATACATCACGAGGTGTACGGTCTTCATTGAAGAAGTCCGAGAATGCTATAATGTGCTGCCTGCGCAGATAACTTTTATCATCGCCCCTGATGGAGAAATTAGTATTGAATATCATTTTTCGAAGACCCACAAAGTATTTTCCAATACTCTTGGCATTGACCCACAATCCTCTGGTGATAGCTGATTTGAATGCTCCAAAATTAAAATTGCGCGGACAATCATCAAACACCACCAATCTATTTCGATCATCCACACCTTCGTATAGAAACTTATCATCTGTCACGTCTCCCTGGTCGGCAGGTATGACAACCGTGGGAATAATATGCTCAAACATGGTGGAGTAAATGGACTTGCCTGTACCTCCCTGCTGCTTGGCAGTATCCTGCGCATCCATCGCAATGATGGCCTTTAGGTTGCTACTGCGGTGATATGAGCATAATACATATCCAGCAGCCAACATCTTGTCAGCCAAAGCACACATCATGACTTCAATGCGCTCATCCTGCTGGTCGGCACCTGTATTTTGCCACAAAAAATCACTTGTCGCTTTAACGTACTGTATGATATCAATGACTAAATCTTCCTGTCCCTGATCCACCTCTGTGATCCATGCTTTATCTCCAGTTTCAGATTTTGAAATTTCAAAATTGATCAATGGGTCAAGGCGCTTAGGCGAAAATGGAATCACATCATTTTCCCATACCTGACCAGGCAATTCTTTGTGATCATGCTGGCTAACTCCATCAGATGTAATCTTCCAGAATGAATCTTTGAATATGAAATATTGTGTATCCGGATCTGGTGTTAGAAATTTTGGTGACACCGGATACATATTCGTCAGACGCTTTTCACTGAGGTATGAATCGTCGCCGGTCATAATCAATTTAAATACTGGACGGTCGTTGAGAGCTTCGGTGAAATCCTGAACATATTCTTTGATCTCATGCCCAGACTTCTCATATATAATGTTGTCTGCTATTTGAACAAACCTGTATGATTTTTTGTGAATCTGCAATTTTCCAAAGCCCCGATTTTTTAAAAAATATCTAATGTTGATATGATCAAACTTCATAGTCATGCGACCATCTTTGTCTTCATCCATGTACCAGTATTTTTCGCCTGGCTTGATAGGATGAAGGAAGTCAAAGACATCCTTGGAGGCATCATACTTGTATTCCGTTTTTCCTATAGAGAACTTTTCAATATTCTTCAGCTCGTCCTTATGGTGCTCCATGAATGATATGGGTGACTGCAAATGCCATATCTCCTTTATGTCGTATTCTGACATCATGGTAAGATCAATAGCCCGTATCAATATGCTTTGATGAGTGTGCAGGTAAAGAGCATCATCAATTTCTTTTTTGATATCCAGATCCCATGGAGCTGCCATAAGCAAATCATCCATGCCCTTGTACTGCGGATCCACTCCATGAGCCATGAATAATTTTAGATTATGAAATGATGGGCTATGGCGATAGGCGTCAAAGTATGTTTTGAATTTCTGGACTGCGCTGCAGAACATGAGCGGCCGGTATTCTGGCTTGTCATCTTTAGATCCTAGTGCCTGATAATCTGAGTCCAGGATAAATACGACACACTCCACCCTGCAATCAGTCATGAGCCGCTGAAACTCTGCCGGCATTTCATTAGCAACAGAAAAATTGTATATGCCAGATATACCCACAGAAGGCACTCCCCTACATGTGAGTGCATCAGCTTTTTTCTCACCCTCTATGACTATGAGGGTTTTGATTTGATCTTTATTTGAAAAAGATTTGCGGACGGATTCCGGAATCCAGAGATGATTGCCTCCATTCCGTGGAGAATTATACCTGGTAGGCTTACCGGATTTGTCTAAATGCGCGTGCGGGAATGCAAACCTGATGCGGATATAAGGCCTATTCTTCTGGCTCTTGGGAGGGCAATACATGATGGGCTTACCATCCAGATCCAGATAATGCAATAGCATATCACCCCCTACTATGGGGTAGCCTTGCTTATCAAGTGATCCGGCAGTATACCGATTGAGGGTGATGCCTTCCTCATTAGTCCATTGCTGAGCTTCTTCAGGTATTCCGGATCCATGAAGCTGTGCATTGCGAAAGTCTGTTGATAATTTGTTGGAAGATGCTACCGGCAGATGATCCGGGTGCACGTAAGACTGCTCTGCCGTGATATCGACGTTGAGATGATTAGCTAACCATTCCATGGCGTCCAAGTACTTCATGCCTTTAAATTGGATCAGGTATCCAATGGCACCGGCACCACCTCGTTTACATTTGAAGCATTTTACAACATCTTTTGCAAGATTAACTGAGAAGCTTTTATCATCACCACACGCGAGGCATTTTCCTTTTTCAGATCTGCCGGATCGGTTAGTCTCCTGATATAGATGTACGATCTCAAGAAGATGAGGCTTGGCAGCTTCTATGAGCTTATCACCTTTTTCTTTTTGAATGAATTTTATCGACATCAGGGAGGGAACGTGTGGTGCTAAGCGAAATGATTATTCAACTCAGTCAATAGCTGACCGAGGCTCATGCCTGGATGATCCATATTATAAATCTTAAATCGGCGTGTAAAACTTGCATCATCTGAAATGGTTTCAGGTGGAATGCTGCTGGAGATAAAGATGAATCCGGGTTGTATTTCAAATGGTTCCTCAAGTCTTCTGACGACAATTACACCACGACTTATGTCCGTAAAAAAATAAGTCAGATGGACTTGATGTTTGATGCCATCGACAACTATTAACTGAGTGTCTTTGTCACACTGATTAAAGAAATATTTCTCTCGTTTTCTGCGATGATTAATTTCTATTGCTGAGACTATTACTGTTCGAAATACATTGGCCATTAATTTGGCAATGATAGTTTTGCCTGATGCAGGAGATCCGATTATTAAGATTGCTTTCTTCATGCTAGCTGTTTGCTTTTTCGGGTGACTATCATCTGTGATGGAAGAAGTACTGAAATGTCATGAGTGGAGTCAAACATCTTTCCCTCGCCTGTCCACAGCCATAGGTAACTGACGTTGTAGTGTGTGTGGAGCGCTACTTCTTCACCTCTTGACATAGTCAATTTTGATCCATCAAGTAATGCATGCACAGTAGTTCCTACCAATCTGGCGATATCGTGGATGTCAGTGCCAGTTTGGATCAGGCTGAGAACAGCTTTTCGTGCACGATTAGTAATCTCGTGATCGACACACTTGATCTGAATGACTGAGATTGAATTTGGATTTTTTTTCATGGGCAAAAAAAATATGGGGCGGCTTGGGTTGTTATGGCTGGACTTCTGCCGCCCCTGGTTGAATGAACATCTGTGCTAGTGATTGACGAGGTCATCGATACCGACTTCGAAGTATGTCGAAAGTGCCAGAAGCTGATCTGTCTTGAGGTAGCCGGAAGAGTTTTGTTTTGCCATCCGAATATTCCTGAACTGGCGATCTGAAACCTTAAGGATCTTAAGAGCTTCGGCGCGGATGACAGAGGCCTTTTTACCCGTTTTTAGTGCCTTGGATTCAATTAGTTGGTCGATTCTATAAAGCTTTTTACTTGCTTTTGATTTTCGGGGGGTAGCTACTGGCAT